GCATGGTCCACAGCAATCGTACGCTTGAGGAAAGAAATCTCATGTAGATGGGAAAAATCCAACTTACCATCTTTGCGGGCTGACGTATACTTACGCCCGCATCTTGCGAATGACTTCGCAACCTCATGAGGATGATACCACATTGCAGCTTTATTAGAAACGCTGCAGACATTGTCATCACCAAACAACGTCGAAACGACCTCTTGGTCAAATTCCATGAACGTGACTTCAAGATCGTCACACTGCTGCGCCGTCAACGCCGCCAACTCATAGAAGCTATATGCCAACTGAATCAAATTCGCAATTGAATTCAAAATCGATGTTATTGGCTCTCCAGAAGGATTTCCAGCTCCCTTGAGATAGACGACATTTTGCGCTATCGCAACAGTATTGACAATCTCGTCAAACAATGTTAGACGAACGATCTTTGATTGAGGATCGTCGTCATACCACTCATTCATGATCTCACACACAGACCACATCAAAATTGCCGGCATTTGACCATCATTATTGGAAATGTCACCATCGAACATGCGATCATATTTCTTGTGTCGCATGACAAAAGTGTGCCAATCCATTGATGATGGATCCATGCCTACCGCTATCGGATTATCTTCACGCTGCATCGCGGTTACAAATGCAAGCATGTATTGACGACAAAGGATAAGAAAATCAATTGGAACTTTAGTAATCATACGAGTTTTTCCCTCATAGATCTTTTCAAGTTCTCGATTCTCATCCTTTTGAATGTCAGCCCAAAACGACTCAACTCGCTCGCCATTAACCGCCGCCGTAAGGCGTTTAGCAAGACACTGAGCCAAATATTCTTTCGGAACATAACATCCGGGCTCTCCGTCAAAGAGATCCACTTTCTTCCCAAGCAACTCAAACGGATAACCAGGTGAGGTACCAAAGTCCATTGACTTGTATCCCAACATTGGATCACCATTCAAAGCTGTATTCTGGGGAAGAACTTCAGGCTTCGTAAGACCTTTACGCAAAAGCAATCGCCTGACAGATTGCATAGCGCGACTCAGCAACCGCTGGTCATAATTTGTTCCAGGATTACCATACTTGGCAACTTGACGCAAAAGAATGCTGCGACCTTGAAGGTCAGATCGCATACGGGTGTCGTTATTGGACAAACACGCTGGCGCCATAGTAACAGGCCCGTACAAATCGTGTAACAACGACGGAAAAATGTGTGTCCGAGGATTTTGCCAAACGAAATGGTCACGGCTACGACCTTCGATGACATAGAGATGGCAATCATCGAGCTCAGCAACATGTCCGTTAGGCTGAACTTCAGTACCAGGAATTTCTCCATAGACCAAATGTTGATAGATCTCCGGATCCAAAGTACACGCAATACCTCGCACGCCGTTATTAGTTGCGGTATGCATACCAAT